GATTATACTTCCAAACAGGTAGTGTTATCGGCAGGAGCTACACGCAAGATGGTGATTACAATCAAGGTAAAGTTCCTATAACACAGCTTACAAGCAGTTCGGGAGCGTCTAAGACACAAATGCTTATAGGCAACTATAATCACTACTTAGGAATGATTCGCTCTGTAACAGGCTTAAATGAAGCAAGAGACGGAAGTTCACCTGACCCTAATGCTTTGGTTGGTGTTCAGAAGTTAGCAGCATTAAATTCAAACACAGCTACAAGACACATACTTGAAGGAAGTTTATATATGTACAGAGCATTTGCTCAGGCATTAACTTATAGAATATCTGATATTTTAGAGTATGCTGATTTTAAAGATGAGTTTGTAAACCAAATTGGAAAATACAATGTAAGTATCTTAGGAGAGATATCTGACTTATATATTTATGACTTTGGTATATTTATAGAGGTTGCACCTGACGAGGAACAAAAAGCTCAGTTAGAGCAAAATATTCAAATGGCTCTATCTAAGGGAGGAATAGATTTAGAGGATGCTATTGACATAAGAGAGCTTAGAAATATTAAGACTGCAAACCAACTTTTAAAATTAAAAAGGAAGTCAAAGCAAGAGCGAGAGGAGAGATTGGTTGCAGAGCAACAGGCAATGCAGGCTCAACAAGCAATGCAACAGCAACAGGCTCAAGCTCAAATTCAAGCTCAAGGTATTCAAATGGAGTCTCAAGCTAAAATGCAAATAAATGAAAGTCTTATACAAGGTCAAATAATTAAACTTCAAAAAGAGGCTGAATTAAAAGGTGTGCTTATGGATAAGGAGTTTAGTTTAAATATGCAGTTGAGAACTATGGAAATGGAAAGTATATCAGCTAGAGAAGACCAACGAGAAGAGGCTAAATCTAGTAGGATTAGTCAGCAAAATACAGAGCAAAGTGAAATGATAAATCAAAGAAAAAATAACCTACCTCCAATGAGTTTTGAATCAAACGAGGACAGTTTAGATGGATTTGATTTAGCAGAATTCAATCCAAGGTAAATTATAAATTAAATTAAATTAAATATGGAGTACACAAATGTAAAAATTGTTTCTGACGCTGAAGAGAAGTCGGTACAACAAGTTGAAGGGGAGTTGCTTAATAAACACGAACAGAAACTAGAAGGAACTGAATCAGTTGTTGTTAATAATTCCGAAGAAGAAACCACTATAGATAGTGGTGCAGTTCTTCAGAACGACTTAAAAGAAGAGGATGTTCTCTCTTTTATGAGAAACAGATACGGCAATGAGATTAATTCTCTTGATGACCTAACTCAAGCACGAGAAGAAAATAGCGAACTACCTGAAGATGTAGCCGCTTATTATAAATATAAAAAAGACACAGGTAGAGGTATAAAGGATTTTGTTAAGTTAAACGAAGACTTTGATGCGAAAGACCCTGATAAATTATTAAGAGAGTATTTAACCGCTACTGAGAAAGGGCTAGACGAAGAGGATATTGATTCAATGATGGAAGATTACTTCTATGATGAAGACCTTGACGAAGAGTCTGATGTTAGAAAGGTTAAACTTTTAAAAAAGAAAACTATTGCTAAGGCCAAAGATTATTTTGAAGCTGAAAAAGAAAAATATGGAACATCCCTTGAGTCAAGTGGGTTATCCTTTTCTTCGGAGGAACAAGAAGAGTTGAAGGATTATAAGCAGTATGTTAGTGAGGCTAAGACTAAGGATGAAGAAATATTGCGTAAAGCCGATTGGTATAAGCAAAAGACTTCAGAAGTTTTCGGAGGTGAATTCAAAGGTTTTGAGTTTACTATTGATGGAGACAAAAAAGTTAATTTCAAGCCGGGGGAAACAAGTGAGTTATTAAATAAGCATCAATCACCTCAAAACTTTGTAAATAAATACTTAGATGAGGATGGTATGCTTAAAGATTCGGTTGGATACCACAAGTCATTAGCCGTGGCAATGAACCCTGACAAGTTTGCTAAGTTCTTTTATGAGCAAGGTAAGGCTGAGGGCAAGGATGATGTATTAAAGCAGACTAAGAACGTGAATATGTCTTCTAGAAATGCACCTGAATTCTCATCACAAGGGGGAACGCAAGTTAGAGCCGTCAATCCTGACTCGGGACGTGGCTTGAAAATAAGGAGCAATAAGAAAAATAATTAATATTAAAAATTAGAAAAAATGGCAGGACAAGTAAATGCAACGCCCGGATTCGATTTGCAGCCAAGTGCATCGCAAACACCGTTATCCACAAATTATATTACCAACTTTGATTTCTTAAATCAGTATCTTCCGGATACTTACGAAAAGGAATTTGAGCGTTATGGTAACAGAACAATCTCATCTTTCTTACGTATGGTAGGTGCTGAGATGCCTTCTAACTCTGACCTTATCAAATGGGCAGAACAAGGAAGATTACACACGAAGTATGTAAACTGTCTATCTACAGGAGCAGCAGCAGATGATGTAGCTACTATTGGAGTGAATGACGTTTTAGTACCGGCAAATCAAGCAGCAGGACAGGCATCGCAAATTGCGGTACGTGTTGGTCAGACTGTAATGGTTATTGGAAACGCAGGTGGCGGTTCTAACAAAGCTATTGTAACTGCGGTTAATACTGCAGCAGCAACCTTTGACATAGCTTACTACGAAGCAGCAGGACAGGCTTTTGGAGCAGCAGAGGTTTGTACTGTATTTATTTATGGTTCAGAATTTAAGAAAGGAACAAACGGAATGCAAGGCTCTTTAGAAGCTGATGACGTAATCTTTGAAAACTCTCCAATTATCATAAAAGATAAGTACTCTGTATCAGGTTCTGATATGGCTCAAATTGGATGGATTGAGGTTACAACTGAGAACGGTGCTTCAGGATACCTATGGTATTTGAAGTCTGAGCACGAAACTCGTTTACGTTTTGATGATTACTTAGAGACTGCAATGATTGAAGCTGTTCCTGCTGAAGTAGGTTCGGGTGCAATTGCAGCTACAGGTGACGTAGGAAACAAAGGTTCTGAAGGTATATTCCACGTAGTCTCTAACAGAGGTAACGTATGGGGTGGAGGAAATCCAACTACACTAGCAGAATTTGATACCATCGTTAGTCGTTTAGACAAGCAGGGTGCTATTGAAGAGAACGTATTATTCGTTGACAGAGATTTCTCTTTTGACATTGACGATATGTTAGCTACACTTAACGGTTACGTTGCAGGTGGTTCTTCTAACTCAGCGTCTTTCGGTTTGTTTGACAACGATACTGAAATGGCATTGAACTTAGGATTCTCAGGATTCCGTAGAGGTTACGATTTCTACAAGTCTGATTGGAAATACTTGAATGACCCAACAATGCGTGGTGGTCTTGCAGGTGGAGCAGGTTCAGGTAAAGTAAGTGGTATGTTAGTTCCTGCAGGTTCTACTTCTGTTTATGACCAAATCTTAGGAAAGAATGCAAAGCGTCCTTTCTTACACGTTCGTTACAGAGCTTCAGAAACTGAAGACAGACGTTACAAGACTTGGATTACAGGTTCAGCAGGTGGAGCACAGAACTCTGACCTTGATGCAATGGAGGTAAACTTCTTGTCTGAGAGAGCAGTATGTACTTTAGGTGCAAATAACTTCTTTATCTTCCAAGATTAAGTAGATTAAATATAGGATGGTGTCTTCAAGGACACCATCCTTTTTATTATAAACTTTAAATTATATCAAATGAAAAAAGGTACAAAAAAATTTGTAGATAAGACTTACAAACTAACAAGAGACGCAGCTCCTCTTTCTTTTATGCTGCCAACTAGAAACTCAAGAAGGTTTCCATTATTACACTTTGATGATGTAACAGGTACAAACCGTGCTCTTAGGTATGCACGTAATCAAAGCTCACCATTTGAAGATGAGCAGGATGGGAATGCTATACTAGAGCCTGTTATTTTTGAAGATGGTTTCTTAACTGTTCCAAAAAACAATCAGGTATTACAAGAGTTTTTACACTATCACCCATTAAACGGTAAAAAATTTACTGAAGTAAATGAGGCTAAAGATGCAGCAGCTATTGTTGAGATATTAAATCTTGAGGTAGATGCCTTAATTGAAGCAAGACAGCTTTCTACAGAAATGATAGAGAATGTTAGCCGAGTGTTATTCGGAAAAGACTCCTCTAAAGTTTCAACTTCAGAACTAAAACGTGATATTTTAATCTTTGCAAAAAGAGAGCCACAAGAGTTTTTAAATATTCTTGGAGACCCTATGCTGAAACTACAAGGAAGCGTTGCTTTATTCTTTGACAAGAAACTACTTACCTTTAGAAAAAACCAAAAGGAGGTATGGTTCAATACTTCAAGTAATAAAAGTAGAATGCTAGTAGTCCCTTACGGAGAGGATGCAAAGTTTATTGTTGCTTCTTATTTATCAAGCGATGAAGGATTAGATTCATTAAAATTACTTGAAAGTATTTTAGAGTCTTAGTAATAAACATTATAAGATAGAATAGGAGGTCACAAAATGTGACCTCTTTTTTTTTCCCTATCTTTGTAAAAAAGTTTACGATGATAAACGCAGTAAGAAACACAGTACTATCTGTGTTAAATAAAAATAATTACGGATACTTATCTCCGTCAGATTTCAACTTGTTTGCAAAACAGGCTCAGTTAGATATATTCGAGAATTACTTTTACGAATACAACTATCAAATAAACAAAGAGAATGCTCGTCAGTCAGGAGATGGATATGCTGATATTACAAAAAGTATAGAGGAGGCTATTGATTTGTTTTCAGTAACAGAAGGACTAGAACAAAATTTTGAAAGCATATACTTTGCACCCTCCCCAACTACAACAGGAAGTGATTACTATTTAATAAATAAAGTTTTAGTATACCAAGGTCTTTTAGATGAGGGAACTACAACAGCAACTAGTGGAGGTGCTGATAAATTAATTGACAGTCAAGCAAATTTTACGGTAGACATAAACGTAGGTGATATAGTAGCGGTAGAAAACAATGGTATTAAGTATGTGATAGTCACCTTGATAGACAACTCAACAACGCTTTCAACGACAGGTGTAACAGGTACTTTTAATGCAACCGGGTTGAAGTATTCTATTTTTAAAAAAGCAAGTAAACTAGAGGAGGCTGAACAGGTTTCTCACAGTAAGATTACTATGCTTTCTAACTCTGTGTATACTGCACCAACAGCAACATTCCCCGCATATACAACAGAAGATATTAATCTAACAGTATATCCTGATACAATAAAAGCAATTGGACAAGTAAAATCTCAGTACATAAGGTATCCTAAAACTCCAAAATGGACTTACATAGACTTACTAAATGGTGAGCCGGCATTTAATGCATCAGCTGCTGACTATCAAGACTTTGAGATACCATTAGACGATGAGGTTAATTTAGTTTTAAAGATACTTCAGTACGCAGGAATCTCTATTAGAGAGGCAGATGTATATACGTTTGGACAATCAGAAGAACAACAAGATAATCAAGAAGAATCATAATGGCATATATATCAGAGTATCAGTATTACGAAAATGGGGGAGTAGCACCAATAGATAATAATTGGGGTTCATATCAGTATGTATCTTTATACGATATAGTAAATAACTTTATGTTGATGTACTCAGGGAATCATAGCCTTGTTAATAACGAAGAGAGATATAGAGTTTTATTTCACGCAAAACGTGCAATTCAAGAGTTAAACTATGATGCTTTTAAGGAAATAAAAATATTAGAATTAAATGTAGACAGTCAGCTTAGGTTTGTACTTCCTCAGGATTATGTTAATTGGGTTAGAATATCTCAGTATAGAAACGGAATATTATTTCCTTTAAGTCAAAACATTCAAACACAGTCTTCTGCTGCATATCTTCAAGATAATACAGGAAAGATTTTATTTGACATAGAAGGTAATATACTAAGACCTGAGTTTTCTAATCTTGATTATGATAGAATTGTAGGTATGGGGCAAAGTATATACTTAGACCAAAACAATGGACAGTTCAATGGACTTCCGGGATACAACTGTGATGGTAATTGGTATTTTGAGTTTGGTATCGGAGCAGCGTTTGGATTAAATACAGAGACTGCAAATGCAAACCCAACGTTTACTATTGATAAAGCGGCAGGCGTAATAAATTTTAGTTCAAGTATGGCTAATCAAATAGCTGTCCTTGAGTATGTTTCAGATGGAATGGAAGGTGGGGATGACTCTAGGGTTAATGTCAACAAGCTATTTGAGGAATATGTTTACGCATTTATTGAGTTCTCAATACTAAACTCTAAGCTTAATGTTCAGGAGTATATTATAACAAGAGCAAGAAAACGCAAGGGAGCACTTCTAAGGAACGCAAAAATAAGAATTAGTGATATACATCCGGGGAGATTATTAATGAACCTGAGAGGTCAGGATAAGTGGATTAAGTAATATGGCAAACACATCTAGAAATTTTATTAAGGGTATAATGAACAAGTCGCTAGATGAGCGAATTATTCCTAACGGACAGTACGTTGATGCGTTAAATGTTCGTATGGGTTCTACTGAGGGGTCAGAGATTGGCGTTATAGAAAACGCTAAAGGGAATGAGTTATTAACAAGTCTTTCTTTTGAAGGAAATGCTTTAAGTTCAGCAGCTAGGTGTATTGGTGCATATGAGGATGGTACTAATGAGACTATATATTGGTTTGTTCACGACAGTAACTTTCCTTCTTCCTCTACAGGCAAGATTGATTTAATAGTTTCATTTGACACAAAAACAAGTAGCACACAGTATCACGTTGTTTCTATAAACAATGGATTAGGCGATGGCAACACGACATTGAATTTTAACCCAAAGTATCTTATAACAGGGGTAGATAAAATAGAAAACTTATTATATTTTACAGACAACTACACAGCCCCAAGGCAAATAAATGTTACAAAAAATTATACCAATCCTGTAGCCGGGGGAGATACTTTTTCTTTAGAGTCATTGCTTGTTATTAAAAAACCTCCGACAACATCTCCTACTATTGAGCCTGTTACAACTGATACTACAAGTAACTTTTTAGAGGACAGGTTTATTTCTTTTGCATACAGGTATAGGTATGAGGATGGGGAATACTCTGCTACATCTCAATTTAGTGCTCCTTCATTTATGCCGGGTGCATTTGACTACGACCCCACAACTGCATTAAACGAAGGTATGTTAAATACTAAGAACGCAGTTAATGTAACTTACAACACAGGAGGGCCACTTGTAAAGTCGGTTGACCTTTTATTTAAGGATATGAACTCTTCTGTAATTAAAATTATAGAGAAAATAAATAAGAAAGAGCAGGGAATAGCTGACAATACCAATGAACAATTTCTTTTTGATAACAGTAAAATATTTACAGTACTTCCCTCGTCAGAGATATTAAGACTTTTTGACAATGTACCTAGACTAGCTGACGCTCAGATTCTTATGGGTAACAGGCTTATGTACGGAAACTATTTAGAGGGATATGACTTAAAAGACTTAAATGGGAATACGACTAATTTTGAGTACTCTGTAAGGTATAATTCAAAAGACGTTGGTCAAAATCAACTTGCTTATGCTTTAGGAACAGGTAGATATGATTTTTCAACACCTAATACAGATATTAACAACTCTATAGTTCAAATTGATTTTTCAGGAGTAGAACTTAAGATAGGTTCGGTTATTAACATACTACTAAGGTTTTCTCATTCTTCTTGGGGTGGAGCATCTCCTTCACCTACTGATACACTAACGGAAACAACTATAGAGTTTAGTTACACACTCACGAGGGATTTTTATAATATTTATGAGCTTTCTATTTTTCCTGAGTTCCAAGACCAAATAGGGACATCAGCTAATATAAAAGCTGTGGTGGATTCTTGTGATGGAACAACTTTTACAGACGGATTTAATTGTGCGGTTTCAAATGAAGTAACTGTCTCAGGTGGCTCTGCATTTAAATTTTTAAGTGGTATTGATGCAGGAGGAGAGCCTATACGAATTATTTCTGTAATAGGTTCTAACGTATTAAGTTTTCAAATCCCTGCAATGGAATATGTGGATAATATTGTTACACCAACCACAAGATATTATGAATACTATGAGATAAATTTATCATCAGTTACTTTTCAAGAGGTTGGAAATCCAAAAAGTTTACATAGCAACAGGGGGTATGAGATTGGAATAGTATATATGGATGAATATAATCGTATGTCAACGGCATTGGTTAGTTCAAATAATACCGTACATATACCTTGCTCTGCTTCAATAACCCAAAATAGTATAGAGGTAAACATCCCTACACTTCAGGTAGCACCTTATTGGGCAACACGGTACAAGTTTGTTATTAAGCCTGACAAGCAAGGTTATAATGTTATTTACTCTGATTTCTATTTTAGAGACCCATCTTCGGGAGGAGATTACTTCTTGATTGAAGGTCAGAACTCAACAAAAATAGAATTAGGAGATGAGTTAATTGTAAAGACAGACACACAGGGTGCAAGACGTAATTGTACTCGGACTACCGTATTAGAAAAAGAATCACAGCCATTCGAATTTTTAGACCCTGCACCACAAGACAGCGAAGGTAACGATATAGTTGTACCTGCAGGAGTTTATATGAAACTTCAAGCTAATAATTTTTCTACAGAACTAGGGCCAAACGCAAACATATCACCGGGAGAACTCTCTGATGTTAGTACCCGTATTGGGCCTGCCGGAGGAAACTGCCCTTTGGTTTCATACCCTGTAAGTAGAAAACTTATTGATGCACAGGGAAATATAACGTATGAACCTATAAATATACCTATAGGCTCTAAGATAAATATAAGAATTAATAATTTTAGAATTGGAACAGGTGGAGTTGGGCAACGAAGTTGGGAGGTAGATGCTAGTTTTACTTCTAATAATACTTACTCGAGTTTTACAGATTGGTTTAATGGTGATAACATCGCAGCGTCATTAAGAAGTCGGGCAACAAACAAAACACCTAGCGACTTTGAGTTTGAATATATAACAATACCCGGAACATTAATAGAGTGTAAGGATGCTTTGATTAATGTTTTGTTTGTTCAGCCTGCAAGTGCATCGCAAAGCGAAAGATTTGTTGTTAAAGGTAGTAAAGGTTATAAATCAACAAAAAGAAGAACTACCTTACAGGTAGAGATATCTATAATACTTAATGAGGGTACAATTATATTTGAGTCAGACCCTCAAGATTCATCACCTGATTTATGGTACGAGTCTTCTGAGTCTTATCCTATCAATGAATTAGGTGAACACCAAGGTAACTTACAAAACCAAAAATTTTCATTAGACCAACCTGCTATTATACAAACGGAATTTTTTAATTGCTATGCGTTTGGTAATGGTGCGGAAAGTTTTAAGATTCAAGACTCTGTAATTGGCAAAGAGCTTGTGCTAGGAAACAGAGCTACAACAACAGACTCTGAAGTGTATGGCGAGGAAAGAAGATTTTCTGACATTACTTATAGTGGAGTGTTTAACCCTGAGTCAAACATAAATAAGCTAAACGAATTTAATGGTGGACTATTAAACTTTAAAAAGTTAGAGACATCTTTTGGCCCTATTAGAAAATTATTTGCAAGAGAGACCGATGTGTTGTCGCTACAAGAGGATAAGATATCTTATGTACTAGCAGGCAAGAATTTATTGTCTGATGCAGCAGGAGGAAATGCTTTAACGTCAGTACCTGAAGTTTTAGGAACTCAGATTGCAAGGATAGAGGAGTTTGGAATATCAAACAATGCTGAAAGTTTTGCTGAGTGGGGTGCAGATAAATATTTCACGGATGCCAAGAGAGGTGTTGTTATAAACTTAAAAGGCTCAAGTGCTCAGAACGAGCAGCTTCAAGTAATATCATCAAGTGGTATGCGTTCTTGGTTTAGAGACCTTTTTAATGAAACTTTTACAACTCAAAAGTTGGGCGGTTTTGACCCATATATGAACGAGTTTGTATTGTCGTCTAATAGAATTCAAACACCTACAGTTAAAGAATGCAAGAACTGTGGTATCACAGAGTCGTTTGTAATTAAAAATTTTGGATAT